GTAGTCCACTCCTTCTTCCAATAGATGTTCATGATCTCTCCTAGATCTTGTCGTAGATGACCCCATCAACGTTGAAATCCAGGACGACAGATCGCTCCCATCCGTTGATGAATGAACTATTCTCTGTGGCGTACATGCCGAAATCGACATAGTTATCGCCCTTATCTCCGATCAACCAGCCGACGACCGCGCCGGCACTGGAGTGATCGAACCCGAGCATGTCATACACCTCGTTCAGGAACAGGTGTCCTCGAGCGCGAAGAAGTTCGTTCGCATAATTCTGCTGGCACTGAATATAAAGACGATTCAGTTCAGCGTCCTTAACATGGTGCGGACTGTACTCATCGAAGATCCTAGAATATGGTGACAGAGCACTCGGGTCATGGACCTTCGTGATCGTCCCGTCATCATCAGTCTTCGTCTCTACCACGCCACGATAAATATCGAACTCACGATCAGCACCAAGCTCGTCACGCACACGAGATCGATAAGAATCATAAGCGCTCTGTAGAGTAGCATAAGCGGCCATGAGTTGGGTGTTGCGTCGGGTGAGGTCAATATGAGACCTACTGAGACAACCAATAGAAACCAGGCCAACACCAATAGCGGGTGCGTAGAGCCTACCCAACTTAACAGCGCTCTTGAAATACTCAGCAGCAACATCATGGTCGGTTCCCCTCGCATGGTCGACGTCACTTTCGATCTCTTTCAGAGTCTCTGATAGCCTCAGAGTGGATCGACACGCAAGAACGGTGCTGGTAAGCATGCCTGCGACACCCCCGACGAAGAGGATGTTAGGACTCTGCTTCTTCAGCTTAAGACCGGTGCGACCGATCTTCCTACTGACGTTCGGCGATACCTTATTGGCAATAATGGTCAATGCACCGTTCATGAGATCTCCTCTACTGGCGGCATCGAAATCTTGTATCCATCTCGGGTCTGTCGAACCTCGATGTTAGGGAGATGGGTCCATCCCCACTTGTTGTCGATAGGCGTCGAAGGAAGACCAAGCAGATCATACATATCTGCGACAGACACCACTTCATACATATCGACCACGTCTGTAAGCCGTTCCACGACCATGTCTGCGTCAGCCTTAGTCGCGACTAAAATCTCGTCGAAAGGCTTCTTATCCTGGGTCCATCGATCGATAGGCCTCTGGTCTGGCAAATATGAACGCCTTGCCGGTTCCTGACGATAAATAGGATTGTTGTATTGAACACGAGGCGTATAAGTAGGAGCCCTCCGACGATGAACGGAGTCTGGGAAAATGACCCTCTCAGTTCCCTTTGAGATCGTCTCCCAAAGAAGATTACGCAACGCTGGAAGTATAATCTCACCGACCACGTATTGACTGGCCGTTGTCATATCACCGCCAAAGAAGATGTTCTTAAATCGTGAACCGACTCCCTGAGGCTTAATAACAACTTCACCACTTACAACCTTCTCAAGGTTCTTCTCAGGTAAGTCTTGATTAGAAACTTTGGCTTCTTTTTCCTTTTTGGAATTACCTTGATAGTCTACCATCGTTTTCCTTTAAACCTTCGAGGGAGGAAGAGGAGGCCCGCTCGGCTTATCCTGGACCTGAGAGGCCTTTACCTTGGCCGCAAGATCCTTAGGGATCACACCAGCAATGAATTCCTCAGCGGACTTGACGTTCGTCACGAGATCGATGAACAGAGCGTCAAACGCTGCTGACGAATGGAACTGCTTACGAAGCTCTTCGCTCTTTTCGAATCGCTTACCGTCCTCAGACTTAATGCCATAAGACATAAGAAGGAACTTAGTAAACTCTCGAACGATCTTTTCAGCGTCCTCACTCGCGATCAAGTCGAGAAAATACTTCTCGGTTTCTCCCTGATGAGACGCGTCTAGAGTAACTAGCTCCGTCTTTGTAATATTGAAGTAGAAAATCTCGGTGACAGAGTCCCCATTGAAATCTTCGTACGTGATAGAACGCTTAAGCATCTAAAACCCTTTTCGTTAGAGAAAAAAGGAAAGCCCCTGCTGGGACCTTCCTCTTTTTGAAGTTGTTACCGGGCCTTCCTGGCTCGGACCGCGGCGAGGACCTTGACGTAAGCGGCGCTAGCCAGCTTGTCAGCTGCGAAGGCGGCAATGCCACCCACGAACAACTGGCCAAGCTCATGCTTGAGCGGCAACTTGTCGATGGTCGTCTCGACGGTTTCGGTCGTTTCATCCATGATTGCTCCTTTGGAACGGACTTCTCATTATAGTGTGTGTAAAACTTGCGAGTGATCAGAATGACTTGACGTAATTGTAATCAAACGCAAGAACAGGTTGTCCCTTGTGAAGGATGCTTGAATAATCCAACTCAAGTAGCTTATCGGATGACCAACCGGCTTGACTAGAAACGTGAGTGGCCTCAAGGCCTATAATATAATACAGATCCCAGAGCGTCGCGTAGTCGTGCCTAAGCATCATCGAATTTACTTCATTAACGGCTCGTTGCAGCTCTTGCATATTGCTTTCGAAATATCGGCCAGTCCATAGCTCACAGCAAAGAACCGAACCGTCGCTAACAACGATTGTCCCAGGAGGACTGTTTTCGATCTTCTTCTCAGCAACCTTGGCTACGATTGCTTGGTCTTTCTTTTCTCCAAATTCTTCGATGACCTTTTCGCGGTATTCAAGATAGCTCTGCTGCGCGATAGCCAAAGCCGTCTGAGCCGCAAGAGTCTTGCGCCCGTCGATTCGTTTAACGGAGGCAATGCAAATAATTGTAGCTGCTCCGGTTGCTCCGGCCGGGATATAGAATCGCCAAACACGCTTTGCCTTCTCTCTGATATCCTCATTCGGATCTTCATGACTTAACGTCTGTGCGGTTCTGTAACCAGCTTGCGCAGCCAGATATGCGGTGGCGATTACTCCGATTCCAGCCCCAACCGAAAGGATTAAGGAGGAATGCTCCTTGACACCCCTTCGAGCTGGAGCCAGAATCTTATTAACGCTCATATTGTCGTCCAACCTTCTCCCGTGATATACCAGTCGTCCATTGATATGCTGAATTCGTCCAAAATCATAAGGACATGTTCAGCACATTCTCGAAGATCGTAATAACCCGGTTCGGCCGCCGATCGTTCGTCATTCAAAGCATGAACGATATATAGGAAACGAAGAAACCGCCAGACTTCAATCATCGGTTTCGCATTTCACGGCAAAAGATCCAGATCAACCACAGACCGCCGGTGAGGCAGACCATGAGAGCGTCTAGCAGGAACTTGCCGAAACCGTACTTCTTCTTCTCTCGCACGTAGACGATCATCAGCACTCTTCCTTCATAATGTCGATTTTGGCGCGGGCAACCCCGGCCGAAACCTTGTTCTGGCCCTGGGTCATCTGCTGGAACAAATATTCCTCGGTGATCTCAGGATCGTTGAACACCTGGCAGAGAACGACTCGAGCCTCTGGGCCGGCCGCGTGCCAACTGACAAGAGCCGCCTCACGATCCTGAGGAGCGTATGAACCAGTCTTGCCAGGCGCGGGGTCATCCGACACCAGGAACGCGACGACGATAAGGGCGATGAGAATAATGGGGACACTGATCACAAACAGCTTCTTCATGACTGCTCCTTAAAAGATCCACTTGAATAGGAAACAGCAACCGCCGATGACAAGAACGGAACTGATGACAAGGGCGAGAAGGAGAACCCATGCGTGCTCGCCGTCTTCGCCGTTCTTGATCTTCTCGTACATGTTTATGCTCCCGTCAGCTAGTAAAAATCAAATGAGAGGTTCAGGATAACGATTCATCCGAATCATCCTGCGCGGGCGAAATGAATCTCACCTCATCCTCTCACTATAGGACGTGTAAATGTTGCGAAAAGGGAAATGCCTGTAGGCACCCCCCTGTTGAACGTCACTTGGAAAGTCGGTTTACGACGATCTTTCGCGTGGCGTCGAGGACCATGTAAGCGGCGACGACCTTGGTGACCTGGAAGATGGTGTTGTTGACAGCCGCGCTGATGTAAACCAGTCGGTTGTACTTTTCCACCGGATCTTCCTGATCCTGGGTCTCGTTCTTACGAGTCTTCTTCACCACGTCGAGTTGAACCGTTCTGTTAAACATTTTCAATCCTTTCGTGATAAGTTCTCATTATATGCCCTGTAAAAGGCGCGATTTGTTCTCCGAAAGCCTCCCCCCGGGAATTTTTAGGCTTAAAATAGCCCATTTCGTCTGAGACCCCTCTATTTTGCGTTCTAAGGCATTTTACAAATTTCCGAATGTATCCACTCATCTTTGGTTCTGAAAATCGATTAGACGGCAATGTAGAGGCCGAAAAAAAATATAAGCCGTGTAAAAATGGCGAAAACGTAGAAGCCATGCTAACTTACACATGACTTCCACGCCTTCGACACATTTAGGATATGTGGTTCGATTTGGACCTGAGTAACATGCCCACTGCCTTCGAAACCATCACATGCTTCTGCTCGTACGCGACTATGATCAGGATCCCCAGAATGTTTCCAGCCACAATAGCCATCGTGTCAGGACTGACTCTGCTGCTTCGCTCTTCGCTCTGCATCTTTGTCAATCTGTCCAGACGGCCAATCAGCTCGTCATATTCTGTCGATTCCGGACCATAAATCTGCATACTATTCAGTACAGCATCAATTGGTTCGTCGAGCTTGGACTGCTTCTTCTGGAAATTACCAAACATCTGCATCCTTCCTATGCTCTCATTATAGGGGATGTTTTGTTTGCGATTACTCCGTTGGGCGGTCCAGCTTGAACATCACCTGGCTCTTGTCGACAAGAGTGGCGACGTCATCGTTCAGTTCCAGTCCGTAGATCAGCTTTCCGGTCGAAGGATCAACCTGCATGTCGATCACTCCGTCGTACTTCGCGTCGGAACTGTTGAAGTTCTTAGTGCTGACTCCGAGGAGAACACCAAGGAAGGTAGTGACAAGCGCCAGAGTCCCCACCACCTGGGTGGCGTTGGACCAGTTATAAATCTCTGAGAGACCGAAATAAAGGCTACTGAACGCGGGAAGCGCGATAAGAACAGCCCACTTCAAAAACTCGTAGAGCTTGCCACTGAAAGTAAAACCTGTAGTCATTTTTAAGTTACTCCTGGAACCTCTAAGGTCGGTTGTCCGCTAACTCCGGTTTCGTCTTCGATTTCGGCGAATTCAACAACGCGCATAACTTGCTGTTGATTGAAATTAGCGTCGATCATAACCAGATCGCCAAGATTATAATCTACCTTGTACCGAAGTTTAGCGTTTGGTGAAATATCAGCATTAACGATAGTCAATCTCTTTTGAGCAATTAGAGCTTGTGCTCCGCGTTGGCCCATAAAGTAGATAACGTCGGTGAGATCTGTTCCTGTAGGCATTGCGCCATATTGTTCGTCAATATCTGACGCTTGGATAATCATTGTTCTACGCTCGAGATTGGTCTTGGGTGTGATGTCGGTGTAACCAAACACCTGAACCCAACGACCAACCACTCTGAACGTATTGTAATATCGCTTGTTTGTGAACAGATACTCTACGTTATCCAGATCTCCCACGCTGGTGGAAAATCGTACGTCTTGTGTTCTATCGACTCCTTGATAGATGTTGAAGTCGATGTCAGCAGTCGTGTTATCTGGTCTCAGAACTCGAATGCCAACGTCATCGATCTTTAACTGTTCTAGAACTCGATCCAAAACGGTCCCATATTTGTAATTACGTTCTTCGGAGTGCCCTGTTCCAGTACAGCTATGTGTAACTGTGGTGAATGGAATCATGTCGTCTGGAGTACCGGCAGCCAAAGTATCGATATGGTCTTGGATGAAGAATCTAATTTGTTCCCAAGAATTATCAGCTGCCAGGTTGTAAACGTAGATTTCGTTACCGCCGTCAGCAACATAGTTCTGCGCGACGATCCTATTCTCTAAATAAGACAGAAAGCTCCTACCGCTTATTTCGATGGTAGGATCCGCGGCCTTAGGCTCTTTGACAACATGATTCTCAACCACCATCAGCTCACGCGTTCTTACATGGCTGACAAACGTCTCAATCGGAAGGAAGTCCAGCAATCCACTGCTGAGCTTTGCACCGATTTTGAATTCGCCGGGAGCTTGAAACCTCTCTACCCAAAGAGCGTTATCATACCCGGTGATTGACTCGCCGGAAACCAATTCGGTTGGCTCTGAGGTGGAAATCATCTTAATGAGATCCATGATTACACTCCCCAATAGGCCGAGTGGTAACTCAGTTCAAGCCAATCGAAATCACCTATTGCGGTGAAATGGAAGGTATTGGCTCCTGGGAATATAATTGGCCAGATTGACGTGTCATCAATCTTATCCATGAGATGATGCGGCGTAGTCAGGTTAAATAAATAAACCTGCTTATTGCCGTATTCACTGGAGAACCAAAGCTCGTCGTCTACGTCAAAACCACCGTCAGGAGTAACCGTGAAACCCCAATCGGGGTCTACCGGATCGTCCTGAATGGTGAAATCCGAAGCAGTTGCTGTAAACTTAACCTTGAAACTGAGACCATGCGGCGCCGTTGACGCATTGTCTGACAGAATAACAGGGTTAGTTGTAGGAAGATCGGCCACTTCATACGTAATTGGGTGAACCGACCTAAATAGTGGATCAGGACAATAGAACGTAATTTGAAGTTCCGGAAGAGCTGTGAAATATGGAACCTCAAACTTAGTAACCATCCCTGTAATACCAGCAACCAAACTTGCCCCGGACATCCAGCGAAGCTGAATTTGACCATTCCTGGTCGCCGAGATAAGACGATAAAGCTTATCCCTTACTTCAGAAATAGTTTCATTGACATGGAAGTTTGGATTCAATCCCACTCGCATGACTATCTCTTTTGGCTTCATCGCAAGATCATAAAACTTCGTACCAGAACTCTGACCCGTTCCGTAGAACTTCGGAGTGATCTCTTCAGCGTCAATGCCCAAAATTTGTCGGACAATATAACGGCTAGGGATCTTAGCCTCGCGCAAAGAGAATTCGACGTCCTCTATGAGGTCTGACGCATGTAGTACAACAGAGGTCAATCTCATGGGACGTTCAACTCCTCTTTAGCAAGAGTAATCTGGTTACGAGTCTGCTTGTAGATTTCGCCAGTCGACAATTGCTCAGGCGCGTAGATGTTCTGCTCGAAGCTAACTCCACCCTTAGTGTCCGTTTCCTTGGTATCAAGAAGGTTCTGAGCCGGAGTTGGGCTAGTAGCAATCATCTGAGCCGTTCTGAGCGTTTGATCAGGAACAAGCGTCGGCTGAATATCCGAAATATAACTCTGAATTCGTGAAGCTTCGTCCACAAGCTGGGTCGTGTCTAGAACCGGAGTAATGGTCGGAGTCAGATTCTCTATAACACCTATCTCGTCACTAATCTGAGAGATGATCGTTGTGAGAGAACTGACCGCGGCCTTGCCCATATTAGAAGCGCTCTGCTCAACAGCAGAGGTATCGTTCAACCCGATCGCCAGGCCATCTCCCATGAACTTACCGATCTCGATAAAGACCTTTGAGGGAGAGCCGATGCCGAGGAACCCTGTGACTGCGTCTACAGCGCCTTCAGCAACATCTACAGCGCTGTTCGCGACGCTACGAGCCTTACTGGCCAAGCCTCCTGTGATGCCATCAAGAATCGCGAACGCGATGTTCGCACCGGCTGCACGAAGCTCTCCGGACTTCCTCTCGATAACAGCAGCAAGCTCATTAAGGAACGTAATAACAATATCGAAAGCTGCTCTGGCCAACCGAAGGCCGTTTGAGGACACGCCTTCAAGGAACCTGATAATAACGTCGACCCCGGCCGTAACAACTCGATCAGCGTTTCTGCCAAGACCTTCAACG